TAAACGTTATCATCTCTGCTCCCTCTGCCATCGTAGCCAACTCTCGTAAAGCCTGAAAGAATGTTTTTTCCATGTTGCTAAAAAGTTATTTAATTAGTTTAACATTTCCTACTTTATATTATATTTTTTATATTGTAAAACTTTTATTATACTTTTTTACGTTTAACCAGTTCGATGTTATCCTTGTTTGCTTTATCGAAATTAACTCCTTTGTTTTTACCCATAGAGTAGAACTTACGAATCATATCGCTCCTTCTTTCTTTTTCCTCATCGGTAATAGTGAGCTCTACGTCGAAAAATTCTGTATCTAACTCGCTCATTCCTTTAAACTGGAACCTAGTAAACAAATAAAGCTTATCGTTAATCTTTGTTTTTATAGATCCACCGTTTTCGATTATCTTATTCATTTGCAAAGACATCTCCCAAGTGACGACTTTGTACCTAATCTTTCCTTGGTCGTCCTCGAATTTCATCCTAAACCTTCTTGGTTTTTTTACAATAACCCTAACAATGTCTCTTTCGAGTAAACTTGCGTCGATAGAGAATACGGGTTTGTTGCCATCTTTCTCACGTAACCATACCTCTCTGCATCTTTCCATTAAAAGTGGTATATCTTCATGGTAGATCGATAAATCTTCCTTAGAGATCGAATTTTGGTTCTTTATAATTAAATCCATTTAATCAAATATTAAATCACTAGAAGATTCTATTTTGGAGTTCTTCATCCAAGTTCCCATTCTTTTTCCAATATCAAAAAACTTTTGATCCTCCCATCTTACTTTTTTTCCGCTCCTACTCTTCTCGGTCCAGTAACTAACAAATTTCTTGACTTCATTTTTGCAGATCTCAAGTTCTATCCCCTTAGAAACTGAAAGCTTCTCAGATAACTCGAGCTGCCTATTCTCGTTTGAAAAGAAAGATAAAGCTATCTCTGAGGGTGTCGGCGAATCTTTTTCGCCGCTCTCTTTCCTTTCTTTACTTTCTTTCCTTTTATTACTCTTTCTTTTATGTAGTCTATCTGCTAGTGCATCTGCTGTGCCGTCTGGTGTACTAGGTGGTAGACCGTCTGCTGTATCGTTTCCTTGATACTTTTCGTAATTTATTATAGTTATTATTGTCGTAGTATTCATATTCTGCTGTGTTATCTGCTGGTCCGTTTCTAGTTCATCGAGGAACCTATTTAGCTTGCCTCTTGACCAGCACCAGCGCTTTGCGAGATTCAATTTAGAGTACCCTAATTGTCCACGACTAACCTGAACCCTTTGACCTCTTATTCTTAAGCAACTATCTTTATAATTAGCTAAGAATATAAGATCTACCCAAGCTTGACCTCTAGTAAAAGTCTCCTTGAGCCATATATCTGACTCAAGCAAGCTTCTGTATAACCTAAAATTTCCCGATTTTTTTGCCATGTTTGGTTTTTATAATAAAATACCCATCGCCCTTTTAGGGACGACGGGCAATGAGCATTTTACTGAGTTCATTATAAGGCGTCCCTTCCTTAAGTAAACTATTGAACTTATAAACTATTTCTAGTATCTTTGAAACTTTTTTCATTGAACTTGTTTATAGATTCTCTCGTAACTACGATCCTAGAGTTAGCAGATTTTCCAGCCCTGCTGTGCTCGAGTCTCCCTTCTTTACAGAACTTAAGTAAAGAGCTGTACTTATAGGGTATTAACTTAAGCCTCTCTATATCTCTTAATGTGAACTTAGTTTGTTGCATTATCGTTATATTAAAAATCATCTGAATCAAGGTCGATTGCTTCGATGTTTTCGTACCTGTTATCGCGCTCGGATATAATATCATTGATATTATAAGGACCTGCTTCTACCTCGTCGCAGAAATCTTGCCAAGAATCCTTCCCGTTGAACATTCCAAACGGGTTTGGTAAGAATTGAACTATTCCATCTTCGCTCACTAGTGGTTGACCTGATAACTCCTTGGTCACTCTTCGGTAGATCTCTAGGAATCTTTCGATCATAGCTGTATCAAACTTGATAACGTATGGAACCACTTGAGGATCCGGAGTCCAAAGTCCATAATTAATAGCAGACCTGGTCATCTCTTCGACTAACATAGATTTGCGTTTTACTTTGCACTTCTTGATCAACTTGATCATGTCCGATATATCATCTCCATCGTAACCTTTTACTTCCTCGTCAAAGTAATTCTCTAAGTGCTGGATAATAGGGTTCGAATAATTTTCCTCATTTATTTCTTTACTTAGTAGCTTAATATCTGCTGCTTTCATTTCAGAAGCCATTGAAACTAGCTTCTCTGATGTTTCAAGACCTGTTAATGCTATCTCATAATCTTTTTCGAGTAATTTAGATTCTTCTGTTTCTTCGAAAGTTATCTTTGTTACTGGTCTTTTGTTTTTTTCTAGCAACTGTATTAGTTCATCTTTCTTGAGTGGGCAAGCTTGCTTAGTTTTTAGGATCTGTCTAAAGATCATTCTATCTGGGTTTTTACCAAACTTAGCTCTAACGACGAACCAGTAAGTGCATGCCTGGATTTCGTAACCTGGGTTTCCAGCTTCTGAGGGTTTGCCAACCGTTTTGTGGTCCTCGATAACCAGTAGATCATCTTCATCTTCCCAGACGAGATCTACATAGGCTTTCAACGGAATAGGCATCTCATTGCCCTCTAGGTCGGTAAACTGAGTAAAATATCTCTCTTCTACATCTAGTACTTTTTTTATATCTTTTGGAAGCTCTTCTCTGTAGAAGTCGATTACATCAAATGATATTCTTTTTATTTCAGATACGTCTGCAACAGTAGTGTTAAATCGTATCTCTGTTTTCATATCCTCTTTGATTATCTCAGTTTTCTTTTCTTGGTAATAAGAGCAGAGACCCTCTGGTGATTTACCGTGCTTAAACCAATCTAGCTTTACTAGTTCATTAGCTATTTCGTACCTAGGGTTAGTAATACGCTCTTCGTACAATGCTAATCCTTTTTTAAATAATTCATAGCTCTTTTCGCTTCTAACGTCGCTATCCTCTGGTATTTTAAATACTTCGACGAAATCAGCTAAATCTCTCTCATTATTCGCTATTAGATCATCGTTCCTAGTAGTATTTGTCTCCTTTAGGAAGCATATTTCTTTTACTTTCTCCCAATCGAACTCGCTTGGTTTACCGTTGTTTTTTATAAATTTATAGTAATCCTCTAGCGAGTGATGGAGTATTCTACCTATAACGAAAACAGGCTTAGTGTATTGATCGAATTCGAATCTTATGTTTCGTTTGAAAAACCCCTGTCTATCCTCTAAGTAAGTCTTGATTGCCGATGCCGAGTAGTGGCCAACTGGGAAGTTGGCCTTTTGTTCTTCTGTAAGTAACATATTTATTGGGTTATTTTGATGAAACTTGCTCCGTCAACGTAGATATTTTCCCTTCTAGTTTTTTACAGAAATCCATTACTTGTTCATGACTCATGTCTTTAGATGAATCAACTCCGTAAGCTCCTTTGATAGTTGCTTTTCTAATAGGGTCTTTGCTGCTCTTTTCTTTTGAAGGATCTTTGATCATCAACAGAGAGTAGAATTCATCCCACAAAGAGAACATTCTAGAAGCATCAGTAGCAGTAGCCATCATAACTTCTGGCTCGTCAGCTTCTTCCTCTTCCGGCTCAGGGTCAGGCTCAGTCACTGGTGCAACTTCCTCTTCCTCGTCCCAATTCTCGAATTGATCAGCAGTTGCTTTCTGTTCTCCTGGATCAGTAGTGATATCATCTTGGACTTCTTCTTGTAAAACCTCTGCTTCTACTTTTGGCTCCTCCTTCTTTTTTGGTTTAGCCACTTTTTTAGGTTCTTCTTTTTTTGCTGCAGGTGCGAATTCATCTTCTTTTTTCGGAAGAGGAGGCTGGGGAAGCTCCTTCTTTTTCTCTAGCTTCTTTGGCTCAACTTTCACTTCATGGTTAGCAACTTCTTTTTCTTTACCTGACTTAATAGAGTTACGTGCTTTTATCCAGTCCTTGAAATCAGTTGATTTGACATCTTCTAGGAAGTTACCACGGCACTTAGAGATTAATTTCTCATGAGGCTTAGTAGTTACTTGGTAGTTTCCATCTGGGTCGATGTAACAGTAACCAACTACGTCCATGCTGTAAGCTATATCAGTTGATGACTTACCATTTAGAGATGGAAGTATCTGGCTTATAGTGCCCTCCTCTCCATCGCTAACGATCTTTTCTTGAGCAATGATAATAACATTCATGTCCAATCCTTTAAATGACTTGAACACGGCTTTGATATCTTTTTGGACTTTCATCCAATCTGCTCTCTGGATAGGTCGGTTGTTATCTTTCTCTAGTTTATCTTTGATGATCTCATTGATCTCACTAATAGAATCTAAGACAACCGTCTTGAACGAGTGCTCCCCCTTTTTCAGGAAATCAAAAAGGTCCTGCAGGTCCTTAACTGAAGTAATAGTGGCATAACTAATCTTGGACTCTCTGGAAGTACCAAGTAAACCCTCTTCTGCAGAAGCGAATATCGGGCTTGGAGCAGTAGATCCTAAGTGGGTCTTACCTGTTCCTGATTTACCATAGATCAAAACCTTTAGAGGTTGATCTTGTGGCTTGTACTCAAATATCTGTACCATTTTATGTTGGGATTAAAAAATAATTTGGTAATAAGAATGTATCACTTTGATAGACTTTAGTAAACTTTAATAGGCTTTTTTCTTTTTAATACTTTTCCTTAAACGAATAGCCTCACGTTTTAAACGCAAGGCCATGTCTTTCTTTTTTTTTGGATCCTGTTTTCCTTTAGTTTTACCCATCTTTTAACACCTTACTTACGACTTGTTTCCATGTTGAAACCTGGAAGTGACTAATTCCTACGAAGTAATCACAATCCTCTTCTTTTTCTCGCCACTTGTTTGGCCTGTGATTTGAGAACCTAACTTTTGTCCACACTTCGTCCTTGCAAACGAAGATGTATTTTGAAACCTTAACCTCTAGTAACTTCACTTCGTACCCATGGTTCAGCATTTCATCGATAAACTCGATATACTTTGGAGTTGGGTATTTAAAAAATGATTTAACTTTTTTATTGACCCACCTTTGGTTAACTGGTTTCGATCTGTGGATGTTTTTTCTCATAACCTTTTTTTATTAATTATAGACCTAGTTCTGTCTACTTTTATTTTCATCATCTCCCTTGCGGATAACTTCCTCACTGTTACTCCTTCTATCTCGTTTGACGCAACTATTTTTTGTTTATCTTTTTCGGATAAGTAGTATACATTTTTTTGTTTATACCCTTTATCTTTCTCGAAACAACCTGGGCACAACCTCTTTGGCCTCATCTTACTTGGGAACCTTTTGAATTTGCATTTGCATTCGATACATGACAAACAAACCATCCCATTCAAAGCAGATTTATCTGTGACTCTCTTCTTAGCTATGTCAACCACTTTTCGCATAGCTACGCATTGTATAATAGAGCTCCTTGACCAATGACGACCTTTGTTTACTGACATAGTTATGATGGATTATTAAAAATTATATTCTTACCTCTTTCTTCGCGGTGATCCCAACCATAGAACTTTGTGCCACCTTTATATAAACTGTGACATTGTTCGATTTGCCACTTCCAATCACTTTTAAATCTCGGGTTTTCATAGATATGCTTATAATATCCATCTGATACTCCACAAAATCCGTGATCATTGTGCACTTTTACGAAATTATCACTACCATTGTGATCGAGACCACCCCAGCAATCGGTTTGATTTGGTAAAACCCCACCCGCCCAAGCCTTCCAGGTCCAACAAAGGCGATAAGATTTTCCGTGCTCAGAATCGTGTGTCCATGCACCGTTTTCTGCATTCAATAGTAGCACGAAGTCTTTATCGAAACCACTGTATTCGTATGCATAACTAGCTCTTTCGTTTTTGTACGTCTCGCCAACTTCGACGAGCCAATTAGTTTCTAGTTTTTCTGGAGTCTTTACGCTCCCGTCGTTAAAACTGCAACCTCTTGGTCAATTAATCTTCTTGTTAATTCTGGTTGAGTAGTAGATTGTAAGTCGAGGATGATTCCATCGATCTCACTAATAAGCTTCTGCAAACGATCCACTTCCTCTGAGTTGTTTTCACCGAAAGCGGCTTGACCCTTGAAGATAGCTAAATCTTTCCGAGCTCTTAATTCTTTTATTAATTGTTTATTATATTGCTCTCCGGTTTCATTTGTAGTTTCTACTTCTTCATTGTAAAGTTCTTCGTAAGATCTAGTTTGAAAACCGAAAGATGCATAAGCAACGGTGCTTACGAATAAGATAGCGATAAACAATGGAGCCGATTTTGATAGTAATTTTTTCATAGTACGTTTAATTGTAAAGTAATAAGCATCATATTAACCCATGATGCAAAGGCGATACCGATACCGACATACTTCTCTCTTTTTCTAGCAGAGCAAGCGAATGCATAACCTACGATAAAAAAAATAAGAAGGATTAGCAAAGTTATGCTGGTTGTAAATGTCATAAAGTTTTGAGTTAAAAAGTAATTTACGTTTCACATTGTATATTATATTTTTTACATTGTAAAATATTTTATATAATTTAATATATAAAAAGCCATTAAACCATTTGAGTTGCATAGGTTAAATAAAAAAACAAGAGATGGTATTATACACCTCTTGTTTAAATAAACTCTTTAGGAATGGCGCTGTGAGGCTACTTCTTGATATAGGTGATATCCAGGAACTCAGATTCATCATTAAAGTGTTTTCTCACTAAATCGAGCTCAAATTGAACTGCTTTCTGGAATCCTTCCCACGAACCCCACTTCTCTTTGTAAAAATTAGGTCCAACGTCCCACTTCCTAGTAGGTGCTATCATTTCGTGTGTTACGCACCTATCCGCATTCCTATTGTTCTTGAAGCACCAATACACATTTAGCTTTAGTATTGCGTTTCTCTGTGCGTCAGTAAAGCTAAGTCCATCTGAGTTTATCTCAACTCCAGATGAAACTGGATTCAAACCACTTAGTGTGAACTTCTCGCCGGTGTGTGGATTTACCACTAATTTATTAGTAACTGTAAAGTTCTTCCAAGAAGACACTCCGCAATGGTACGCAATATACTCCTCGCCCATCATTTGCCATAGTTTACCGTTTCTGTCACAAGAGTAGTGAACCGAGATGTAATCCTCCCTATTTAGGAAATTACGCTGGTTAATATCTGGTGCCATTGAGCCAGTGTGGTGGTTAACGAACAATTCGTTTGTATTACCCACTGGATTCCTTTCGTTATCGATCGATTGATGGATTCTCATTTTAGTATTGTTAATACCTCTTCTCTAAGCCTTCCTGGATTGATAGTTATTGCATCTACTCCGCATAATATGGAAACCCTCTGGAGTGCTTTAGCGCAGTATTGTGAGCAAAAATAGTCATGAGGCTTTATGAACCACATTGTTTTTAGTACCTGGCAAAAGAATATTCCCCACCAGTTATACCTATTAGCTATTTGGCTTTCACACCAATCCCTGACTAATTCCTCTTGCTCATCTGTTAGCGGGACCCTTAGGTAATCCCAGTTATTTTTGTTATCTACTATTTTTTTCTTCCTAACACCTTTGTCTTGCTCGGACGAAGAGAACCAGTAACCATCTTCGAAAACTATCTCAACGTGTGAGTACATAGAGCTTCTACCTGGTATTCCCTGGACCCTCTGCTGTAAACGTATCAACTTACCAAAAGTTGATTTGCTGTTTCTGTAGAACGCCAATTGAATTGATGCCATCTTATTACTTGTTAAAAAGTACGTCTAAATACTATCACCGTGTAGCATTTTTTAAAACCTTTGTTATTTCCAGTGGTTCATCCTCTAGTGTTAAGTGACAGAGGTTCTCCTCGTAGGTCACTGATTTGATGAACATGTTATCGTTGAACATGTCATTGTTCTTTACTATGTTCAGAACTTCACATGTATCACCTGGTTTAATTGAGAACGTATCATATTGATTGTTTATAGTTATCTTCGCAAAAGACTTTTTATCCTTAGATGAGGACAACTTTTGTGCCACTAATTCATCCGCTGCATCAAGATCTGCCGTTGATTCGTTTATGATATCCTCCGATAACCCAAAGTCGTTTACGCTGACCGAGTCGGAGTCACTTGTTAATCCAGAATCGTATTCAGCGTAAACCTTGTTTACGACTTCGCTAATAGATCTTCTTGGGCTTATATCTTGTATATCCTTTCCAACTGTGAATGAGTGAGTCGCGGAAACTGGCTTAGCTTTAAATATAAAATCACCACCAGCGTCCACCTTCCAGAACCAATCCTCGCCCGTTAGTTCTAGGCATTTCTTTATTGCGTCAAAGTGGTTTATTTTATCAAAATCGAACCCTATGCTTTTACCGGTACTGGATATCTGGTTACCAACTCTTATTAACAATCCTTCCACTGACAATGCATCGCTTCCTATGAAATCATTGCCAGAGGAAGGGTAATCAACTTGGTATGAAGATAGCACGTCTGCTATAACGATAGATGGATCGGTCGTGACGTACGACCTAGACAATGCTCCAGCGTCTTTAAAGAAGCTTCTCTGAAGGAGGCCAACTAATCCCATTATAGTTATAGTTAAACCTTGGTTTCCACCTTTGATATATGGATCTAACCCCTCTATGTAACCAGAATAAACTAACCTTCCTTTGGGTGCATAGTCATTGTTTAGTTGTGTAATCCTCACGTAGTTTCCTTCATTTATAAAATCAGGTCTTTCTTCGAATTTGTATGAGCACTCTATTGTTATATCTTTTTGACCACCATTAGTTGATTCCTGGAAAGATATGGGACTAGTTTTTACGTCAGGTAAATCATTTAGAAATACCATGTTTTTATCGTAGAAGCTAACAACGAACGCATTTTGCATGTTACTCTATTATTTCAAAAATATTGCTATAAAATTCATCTGCCAATCTGATAGTTCCGTTTGGCATCTCTAATTGTAGTGATACACCCCAAAATAATCTACCTGTTTCACATTGCTCATAAGCCTCTTGAGGTATATCAATTGGCCATTGACCCCTGATACCTATCTCGTTAGGGCGGTAAAACCATGCGTCTTCGTAACTTACAATCTTAATTAATTCATCAACCTCCCTTGAGCGAATTTTCATTCCTATATCATCCACTTGCTCATCAAAGGCGCAATACAGCTTGTGAGGGCCTTTAGCTTTTACCTCAAGATTTATTTCAGCTATTGTTCGATTCTTTTGAACCTCTTGGAATAATTCTATGTCAGGTGATTCTATACCCCTAAAGTTAATAAAGCTCTCCAGAGGGTCATTGTTGTAGCTTAGGTTTAGCTCTAACGCTTTCTCCTCGACTACTATTTCCGTTGACCTGAGTTTCTCTGTGGCATAAATATTGGATGACATCAGCATTAATGGTCTCAGGAAAATGAAACCTACAATTAGGAGAGTTGACGCCCCTATGATAAAATGTTTTGGGTTATTTTTTTGCATCTTTAATTGTTTTTGAAATATTATCGATTGAGTTGCCAACTAGTCTACCAATAACTGATATATCTATGCCTAGCATTAGTGCGGTAGTGATACCTCCTATTGCATCGAATATTGGTGCAACAGGGGCCCAAGAACCCTGTGCTGCCTGCAAGTGCCAGTATACCCATAACGCAGAATAAAAAAAAGATAAAGCAGTTGCTATTAATCTCCTTGCATCACTAGTATCGCTTCTATTCCTAAAAAATAAACCAAAGTAAAGACCTATACAGATACCGGCAACCATGCCCCCTATCACCCAAGGAATATGTATTGCGTATTCACTAAACATTTGATTTTTTTTCTAGTTCTTTAAAATTAATTAACAAGCCTTTTGATCTAAACGTATTAACAACCATGCTTATCCATTCGAACATTTCTTTTCCATCCTCTTTAGTTGACTTTAGAACCTTTCCAGTGATCTCTCTTTCGTATAATATTTTTGACTTCATATTATCTTGATCAGTTTTAGAGTATCGAGAGTAAATAAAATCTTGAACTTCTTGGCTTTTTTGTTTCATAGATCTTTTATAGTCAATTTGATCTTTTATTCTTTTAAATTCTTCCGCGCTGAAAACTACCGCTTTTTTGTCAGTAGTTTTTTCAAAATTAAGCGATGTTTTCCCCCTAATTAAGAGATCAGCATTTTTTTCGCTAATTTCTATAGGCTTCCAGTCACTGAAAGTTATTCGTGATGTAGACCATTTATTTCCGTTTATAAAAATTTTCATATTACAATGCCGTGTTAGTTATGCTTCCCACTCCACCAGTAGCTCCGATTGAAGTACCTCCTGTCGGTGCCGTTCCAGCAACTCCAGTTCCATAATGAGAACTGGTTCCACCTGCCCCTGCTCCACCACCACCACCACCTACTCCACCGCCCAGATTACTAGTACCTTCATTAGAGAATGTACCACCGTGAAGAATATTTAATTTAAGACCATTCCCTCCGCCTGAACCTGCTCCACCTCCACCGCCTCCACCTGCTCCACATCGGGCTGTTCCATTTTCATTGTAACCGTTTGTTCCACTAAACCCATCTTCCCCAGTAGCACCAATTCCATTGATTACTGCCCCTGCTGCGATATCAACGTTTCCACTTACGATAAAAGTGACTCCATTTTGAAAGTTTAGCAACACGCCTCCTTTTCCACCACCACCACCTCCACCTCCAGAACCACCTTCTGCATAATTAGAACCACCTCCACCTCCACCTCCACCGCCACCTGCACCCCTAGTTGCTTCAGAATAGGTGTTTGTACCCCAACCTCCTGTACCTCCCCAACCTCCAGTTGAGAAAGTTCCCGCCACTCCTGCCGTTCCTGCTGCTCCTGAATTTCTGCTTGATCCACCTGCTCCACCTCCACCCCCCGCACGACCCCAACCACTTGTACCGCCTCCACCTGCTCCACCGTTTGTGCCTCCTAATCCTCCGCTAGAAGTAACATCGAGAGCATTATCGTGAACAGTTAACGTCGATGGCGCGGTATCATCTGCTAGTCCTGCAATAAAATTCATTACAGCACTTGCACCAACATTCATGTCTCCGTCAATAAAAACATTTCCTAGTCCATCTCCTAAAAAATCCATTTCCGAATTAAGATCAAATCCAGAAAATTGATATATTTTTCCTTTCTCCAAGTCGCCGCCAGTATAGGCTCCGTCAGAGCTATTTCCGTATTGACCAACTCCCACCGTATCATTCACTGTGTCATTAAAAGTGACCTCAGAACTAACGGTGTAAACAGAACTAGCGTCTTCCGCTTCGATCTTGTACAAGATGTCTCCTGTAACACTTCCTGAGTCGATGTAGGTATCTACTTCATGGGAAACCGTTGCTATGTCTTGATATGCAGCAGCTCCAACTTTTCTTTTGACTGTGTAAGTTCCACTATCAATGATATCGCCCCAAACTAATTCTCTAGGAAAAAATTCACCTGATCTACTCCCCACCAAAGAAAAGCCGCCCCCACCAATAGAGTCAGCGTATTCTTTTGTTACTAACTGGTTAGGGCTGATTGGTGTTTCTGAAGAAGTTGGAAGGCTCTCGAAGTCTTTTACCCCCTTAATATCTATGTCTCCATGTTTTATGCCGTAAATATCCTTCATTGACGTTGATATAGAATCTTTTAGACCATTAAATGCCGCTTCGCCACTAACTAAAGTGGCATAATCAGATGTTTGCCAGTCCCTAGAGGTAGTCCCTCCTTGTTCTCTCGCTTCTATATAAACTATATCGTTATCGTTGTCAACGTACTTAACTAGAACATTTTCAAAGACAGTAGAACTTCCATCAGGTGCTTTGCTATGTAGCTTTAAATCAAAACCACCAATACTGACTTCGTCTCCGTTTGCCCACGTTCCAGACTCTAGCTCAGATGTAACAATCGAGTTAGTAGATACCGAGACTATCGAAGCCGAGTAACCAGAATCATTATTCTTTATGAAATCACCAACTCCCAAGCTTTTGCCACTGAGAGCGGCCTGTATACCAGTCATATTCAAAACAGTGGAAGTTCCAGCCCCCGTTGCCAGCCCATTGAAACCAACCGGGAAATCTGCACCTTTACCTGGTTTCAAGGTAAAAGAATCCTCTGATGATAGTAGTACGCTATCGAGTAGACTCTCAGCGTTGTTCGATGCCGACATCATTTTAAATTGCATTTTTCAATTACACTATAAACTAAAAATCCTAAACAAATAAATCTATATGCTTAACGGTTACCACAGTGCTTATAGAAGTCCCCACCGTTGTTACTAAATAAGGGTTTTCCCCTTTTGCCAAAGTTATGTACCTACCAACTGGTTTAAGGTCGGTCCTGACTCCCGCTGATATCTTGTAACAAACCAAGTTTATTCCATCAACGTAAAGAAAGTCACCGGGCAGAAAAGATGTATTTATATCTATTTCGTCACCAGTGGCGTTATTCTTAATAGTTAGTTTAGAAACAGAGTCAGCGGACTTAATTGCAAATATAAATACAGATGGAGTTTCTATGTTCTTCCCTATTGTTCTGCATACATGATTACCGTTGTAAACCAGTTCATCTACAAGCGCACCAGACGAACTCTCCGTCAAGGCCATCCCAACTCCATCGTACACTTCGAAATCTATTTCAAAAGGGCACCAACCCAAGTGGTAGTGCTCATCTCTAAATTGCTGAATACCAGATGCTTTTGAAACATACCTACGGTACGTTCCGTCAGCTCTTTTTATATCTAGGTTTCCAAATTCCACGTTTAGTTCGTCGTTTATCTGGTCAATTAACTCCTCTAGTTCCAATTGGCTTTCTGTAACAAGGGTTCCACGTATCTTAATATTTTTTATCCCCATGGTCTGAGAATTAGAACCAAAACCGTTTCTACCTGGCTTCTTGTATGAGTCAACTACCAAGTTGGCAGGCTTGTCATATTGTGGAATATTACTAAGGACCTTTGAGTTGCTCAAGCCCAAGTTATTAAACCTAGTAGCGTCAGTAACTAAATCCCCTAAGCTGGGGAAGTAATTACCGTTGTACTGCGTGGTATTGAAAGTTGCTAAATTATACATTTTTAATTAAATTGAGATTCTCTTTTTATTCTTAACATTATTTCATCGATCAAGGTATTGATACTTCCTTGGTCTCCAGTTGATCCATTTATCGTAAAGCTAAAGGTCTGAACTATTGACCCACCTCCAGCTGATCCACTAAAGCCACTGGATTGATCCTGAGGAGCAGAACTGTTTATCCCATTAGTTATATTACCTTTAGATACGAATGAGCCGCTAGTAGGGTCCTGGATATCAAATTGTTTCGCAACGTCCTGAGTACTTCTTCTGTCTGGTCCCTCCGCGGGAGCAGTTACAGATTTTATTTGCAATATAGTTTGCTTTAATTGCTCGTAAAGTACTTTTGCTTTATCGACTGTGACTTGTATGCTATTGATCAAAGTTTCATTCGCTTCTTTGATCGCAGTAACCATTGACCAGTGAGCTTCGGAGTTTTTAACTGTTTGTTCGTTGTATATAGCTGAGTTTTCTCCGAACTTAGTAGTCATATCAGCGTTGCTTGTGGAAGCCTCCTCCATGCCAGTACCCAAAGAAGTGTAGTAATCTTCTTGTAACTCTTTTTGTTCGATTATCCCGTTCTTTAGCCCTTCGAGTATCTCAGCGTGCTCAGTTTTCTTTATGTCGAACATTTGCTGCTCTACAGCTCTTTCCTCTTGAAGCCCTTGGATCTTAGCATTGATAATATCTGCGTTAGCATCTTTCTCTTGCTTAAGTAGCTCAACTTTTGAATTAAAATCTTCTATATCTCTTTGGAAACCAGTAAGGGATTGTCTACGTCTCGCCTCTTCTATCTCTGATTGGTAACCACCCTCTGCGTTTTTCATGGCATCGATATCTGCTTGCTTAGCATCTATTTGGGACTGAACACCGTCTCTAGCTCCTTGGTTCTCTTTGAACCTTGACATTCTGCCTAACTGAGATTCTAGTGCAGCGATATCATCCTTGAGTTGGTTAACCTTAGAAGAATTCTGAGGCAATGTAGACATAAACCCGTTGAGAGCATCCTCTTCGACACTAATCTCTGTTTTTATCTTAGCTTTTTGATCAAAGTCATCAGTGTTTTTCAACGACTCTTTTAGTTGCTTGATTTTATTCTCTTGCTCGACTATTGATTCACCAATATTTTTATTGATTCCAGATAGATTCTCTTCGTAGGAATCTTTCAATGATGACAACTCTTTTTTCAGATCAGCTATTTGAGATTTAACTTTGGTTGAATAATTCGTGTGAGATTTAACTAGTGAATCCAAAGAAGATTGAGTACTTTTCTGAAGTTTTGCAATCTCTTTCTGTTTTTGCTCCATCTCTTTTTTAACTTCCTTAGCAGAGTCTTCAGCTGCTTTACCGCTCCCTTCTAGTTGATCAGTTAGATTCTTAGTGTCGAGAGTGATCTGCTCTGTCGTTTTCGATACTTCGTCTTGTGCTAGTTTTACAGCTTCTATTTGTGGAGCTAGTCCAGCAATTGATTTATCGAAATCATCGATAGCTTCGTTTGAGAATTTAAACCCAAACTCTTCTGCGCCAAGGATATCTGAAAAATCATTGGCTATCCCTTTTTGCATATTCTCAATACTTGCAGCTAGATCAGATGAAGCAATATCATTTATCATTTTATCGATATTGCTACTACCGTTCTCATCGAATAGTAAGTCAGACAAATCAAACCCACTGAAATCACCTTTAAGTGCTTTCTTAAATACTTGGCCAATCTCAAATGCTGCAGAGCCCATCTTTTCGCCTATCTTCCATATACCGTCAATAATAGTGTTACCTATTTTGCCCATAGTATCTAGTAAGCTAAAGTCATTAAGCCAATCCTGTAAAGCTATAAACCTTCCGGTCATATAGGTTACCATTTTATCTCCAATCCCAGACCAGAACTCAAGACCTTTTATGAAGACTTGTGCAAGCTTTTTGCCTGCAACCACCATGTTGGCTAAAACATCTTTGTTGTAAGCTCTAAATATATTAAATATAGCTTTTAAACTTATAGCTACTATCTTGCCTTTCATAGCCATATCGCCTTTCATAAATTCACTAGTTGCCCTACCTGCGCTAGAAACTATATCGTTTATTCTCATAAAGTTAGTTTTCCAAGCGACGGCTAGTAAACCAACGGCAGCTATTGCCCAACCGATTGGTCCAGCTAATACTTTTATCGCTATTGATAAACCAGTGATAGACGCAGTTGCAGAACCAGCAGCAGTTGTCATACCAAACAACGATGCAGTTTGAACCAGGTTAGCCGTTGTTAATAACTTGGTAACCACCGTCATGAACTTGATCGCCTTGTACATTCCTAGGAATCCTTTGATAGTTGCTCCTAGCATTAAAGAGAGTGGGCCGATAGTTGCCACCAGTAACGCGATAACCGCTCCAACCTTGATAACAGTAGGGTTCATATTCTGAAGCGCATTAGAGACGTTGTCAGCAGCTCTAGATAACATGGGGAGGACTTCGCTCCCTAGTTTAACCATGGCTACTGATAAATTATTTCTCATTATTTGCCAATGAGCCATAAACGTATCACTTTGTTTTGCGAAAGCTTCGCTTAGCACCCCGGTTGGGTCTTGCATGCTTTCCAGTATCGAATTGAAATTCTCTGCATTAGCTCCTGTCAAGCTAAGTGCGGTATTCAATCCTTCTACGGATCCAAACATAGCTATTACAGCGTCTTTGTTTCCGTCAGTAGCTTTGGCTAGGTCTCCCATGAAGCCAGCTAAACCTTTAGATCTCAAAGCTTGTGCGTCAAATTGTATGTTTAACTTCTTTGCCCATTCTATTGCCTCAGCGGTCGGCTTAGCAACGTTAGATATAACCTGTTTAATAGAAGAGTAGGATTCAGAGGCTTTTAGACCTGTCGCTGTCATCGCAGCGGTAGTCGCCATTAGTTCCTCGAAAGTAACTCCAACCTCTTTCGCCAAACCGGCTACTCCACCGAAACCCCTAGATAGATCAGCAATAGTTGTTTTACCGTTTTTAACAGCAAGCATTAATACGTCGAACACTCCTGCTGCTTCTTCACCTTCGAATCTAAATGCATTGATCGCACTTGTGGCAACGTTCACAGCTTCTTTCGTTGTACCAAGACCAGCTACTCCGAGCTGAGCTGATCTCTCTAGTACAGTCATCGAGTCTGCAGCAGATATACCAGCAGATCTAACATCGTAAAGTGCAGATGTCAAATCACCGAGAGCGACTGGAGTTCTTTTTGCTATGTCCTGGACTTCGTTGCCCATTTTTTTCATGTCCTCTACAGTTGTATCAATAACTGTCGATATATCTGACATTCCTTTTTCGAAATCAGCTGCAGTTTTTATCGTGAGAGCCCCTAAAGCAGCGATTGGTGCAGAAACCTTTAGGCTCATACTTTTACCGAACTTGGTCGCCTTGTCGGCGTATAAGTCCATAGACTTCTCCATCTTCGCAAACGAAGCTCCTGCTTGTAACGATAGATCTTTATATGCTTTACCGAGTTCATCAGAAGATTTTGCAACCTTCTCCATCAATGGTGAAACCTCTTCGTCACCGATAATTTTAACTCTTACTTGTTCGGTCATCTATTTCTTGTTTTATGATTAATCAAGTTGATAATAGTGGAAGCCGAATTTATAAACTCTTCTGACGATTCGTCGATCTGTTTTTCAGACCAACCGAATTCACGAGCAAGGGAAACCTTATTGTATGTTTGAACTGCTTTTAGTTCAATATGGGTACTAATATTTGATATCCCCTTGCCAGAACTCATGAGGTCCCAAACTTTATATTGAGATCTTACTTTTTTTTCCTAGCAGCGTCGACTTCAGCGGCTGATAACAGGTTGCCCTCTGAGTCTGTTTTCTGCTCACCAGTAACGGCTTGTAAAACTACTTGGTAATCTTTGAACGGAAGTCTCTTAAGGTTTTCAATAGTGATATCAAGGTCACCCTTGTCATCCGATAGATTCCATGAAACGATCGACTTAAGAACCATAGCGTTACCTACTGCCTCATTGAATTTATCTTCTTCTGAGGGTTCTACTGTTACACTCGCTCTAATAGCTTCGATATCTCCAACGGTTAAAACGTTGTCAATAACTACTTTAGCTCCTTCGTAAGTAGGTAGCTCTACGGTTGTCGTGTTCTTGGTTGTAATATTTACAGAGGCCATTATTATTGGGATTAAATTAAGTAATTATGCGTAGTAAGCTGCTGATTTACCGTTTGTAAATTCAACTCTTAGTGCACGCCCGTCAGTGCTGTCATGGAACAGTTCCAGCTCAGCGTTGATTGCGTACAGGTCATCTGTTCCAGTTGGCATATCGTAAGATGTGAACCGTACGTCAGATGCAATAAACTTGATAGTTTCTTTTGCGTTGTTCGTATCATCAGATGATACAATCTTGTTGTTCGAAATAGTAAGGATGCAAGCTCTCTTAGCTCGATCTTGGTAGCGATCTCTATCGGCAACATTTTCAAAGTATTTAGTGAAAGAAATCTTAGCACCATTTCCTTTGACAGCGATTACAGATGGAGTGTTCCGAAGTGATCCAAATCTTTCTTCTGAGTTGTTCATGTACTGAAGATCCCAGTTTTCAACGTTTTCTTCTGCAGAAGATGCAGCAGCCGCTGTGTCAGATCCAAACTGGAAAGAACAGTGAACAAACGAGAATGGGTTTGGGTCATCAGTGAACGAGGGCGTCTGAGGAATCAATTCAACTTTACCAGAATTGGTTACTGTGTAACTATTCGAGATAGAGTCGAGTGTCAACGTTTTAGCTGTCAAGCTTAACGCTGAGACCTCAGCGGTATCACTCTGAGGTGTGTTATCAAAAATGTTAACATCGTCAGTTGCAACGAATCCTTCAGCAGAAGCTAGGTTAATAACAACTGCCGATCCGCTAGAAGCATCATTGATCAGGTTTGCTTTTTGAAGCATTCCGTGAGCCTTGATATCTAAAGCCATATCGATAACTCCTTCGCCACCAGAGATAGTGAACTTATCAACGATACAACCAAATGCTCGATCTACTTGGTAGTTCTGACGATTATTAGAATCATCAGACAAGTTACCTTTACCTTGCTCGATAGTTAAACCGTAAACAGAGTTAGCGTGATCGATAACGTGCTTCATAACTGATCCGTCTGAAGCTGATGAAATATCAGTAGACGAAGCGATTTTACCCATTGCAGCAGCGATGAAATGCATACTTTCATTTAGGTCTAGGTCCATATTGTACGTGCCAGCAGCAGTTGCTTTGCCATCAACGGGTGTGATAGCATTCCAACGAGTTCCTTGGATAGGATTGTTTGCTATAACTTCAGGAGTGTAGTTAATATCACCACTCTTGAACCTAACAAAATTCGTTGGCTTAACTGCTAGTGCAACAGTAGACTCTTTTTTGATTGCCAAGTAACCTTCTCTAGTTGAGGCCATGTTAGTAATTTATTAAAAGATATTATAATTTTTTGCCAGATTCTGAATCAACTCCCTGGACTGACCGTTCGGCCTTTTGAGTTGATTTGCTATCACTCTTAGTGACTTTTTCGATATACGGGCTCATCAAGAGTCGCTCAGAGTACTGAACTCCAACCTCTCTTACTTCTTTGGGTCCGAAGGCTGGATGGCCAGGGATCTGAAGATTTGAGTCTGTCGTGTTTCTTACTTTAATAGTGTTTGACATTTTAATTCAATTAGTTTTAACGTTTAGCTACTACGAGGGCTTGTACCGAGGTCGTTACCTCATAAGAAGTGAATGGCCTAACTTTAGATCCAAAGTCGTATCTAACGGTGGTTACGTCGCATTGTTCACAGGGTATAACCTGAATCCCATCAACGAAGTGAGCTAGGTTGTAATTTTTCTGAATAATTCCGCAAATGCTGTTAGCAATTGTTTCTTTATCAATCGTTGGTTCAACTTTTTCAATAGAATCTGTAACTGAAAAAACTTCGTCTAGTATTCCTTTGGTGACTTTTCCGCCTATGGTTAAATTTCCAGGATCCGCTGTCTTCTCAACGGTAAATTCATTCAGGGATATTATGCTCTTCACTGCAAAAGTCCCATTGAATGCTTCTGGCAAACAACCAGCAATAGAAATGCTGTCACCCTCTTCTAAGTCATGAGAAGTAGAAGAGTTAAACTTTATTTGTCCAAGCTCCCAGACTGCAGTCGATAGATCAACTTTAGGTCCAGAAGATTTTCCAAAGAAAGTCTTAGAATTGTAGACGAGGCGGATATCTAGTTTGTGAATCTTTTGATCGTAAACTGAACCTCGCTTCTTGTAATCTGTTACTATAGGTTGAATAGCGATAGCAGGTAAAATGTTTTCTTGTATCACAATAGGGTCTCCGAGGAAGACTCGCTGGATATCGCTCAATGGTGATCCTTCGATCTTACGAGCGGTATCAAGCAATTGCTTAATTGCCAACATAACCTGATCCATAGCCGATTAACTTAAGTAAATAATATAATTACATTTAAATAGTAATCTTAAATACCGATTCAGTAAAATTTATAATTGGCTTCCAAATACTCCCAAGTCTCTCTCTATCTTCCTTTGCATAGCCTTGACTATTAAAGTGTTAGTCGAGTTACTTAGATCTATCAAAGCTCTCTTAGGCAGATTCCCCGATCCCTTGTGATGGTAGATCGCGTACTCAGCGTTGTAAGATAGCTCACCGAACATCGAATTGAAGTTCTTAGTTTTATTATCCTGTAGGTTCCCGGTCCATCTAAGTAACGATGGATTATTAGGCTCTTGCTTGTAATAACCCCATTTATTAGCTCTAGCAGTCTTAGTCCCCTTAGATAATCCCTTCCACTTATTGGACTTCTCTAGGTTTCTCCCTCTTTTTTTGAACAGTGAGTCTGATCTTTCCTCAATAATATCTGTGGACTCTTCGTGAAACTCTTCCATTTGCGCCAAACTAACCGCAGAAACTCTGAGGTTACGTGATAATTGGATTACTCCATCTACTTCGAAAGCTAATTGCATCTTAGTATTTATCAGAAACGTTAAAAACCTGCCCGCCTTTACTCAAATTAGTACTTAAAGCCATTCTAGTGTGCTCATTATACTGATTCCTTCCATACTCTGAGCCTGATTCATTTACTAGCCTTAGAGGTGCCTTTTTGTCACTCACTTGCATAACTAACGCCTTCCCTTCATTGATTTTATCGTACCCGTCTTTATCTCCGTCCATCTCTCCGCCATATAATTTTATAAGCAGGTAGCCAGATGCTATCAGTATCTCAGATCTTTTTAGTAAGCCATGAGCTGGAGCTGAAGTATTGATAGTACCAGGTTGTATTGGGCTCGTATTATAAACAGCAGCACAGTGAGAGAGTACTATTCCAGTTGCTTGATCCATATAAGTTTGAATCAATTCATCTGGAACAGAGGAGTCTCCGGAAAAACCGGATTCACTCCTAACCTCTGACACCGTGCTGTAATTTGCCATTTATTAATCTTCTTTAGGAAGTCCAAAGTGTTTACGTAATTCAAGAGCGTAATCTTCAACTGATTCGATCATGGTTTCGATACGTTCTTCTTCTTGGATCTTGATATCTTCTTCGCTGTGAGCTGGAAGATCTTTACCTGGATTCTGAGGGTCTCGAAGACGACGCTTACGAGTTGAACGTAAAATCCCTGTGTAGAATGACCCATTACTTACGCGGTAAGTAGAGATCTCGTCAAACAGGTTGATCAATGTTCCGAGAGTTGGTTTTTTGATTTGCATGTTATTCAAGGGTTAATAATAATTTAACTAGGCTTTCTTTAGCAGCTTTAGAATCGAAATCTGTTCCGTCTACTTTTCCTTTTCCAACTAGCATCTTAACTAGTTTTTTAGGTGATTTCTGCATTAGTTCATCGAAACTTAATGGAGCTTTCTTTTTATCAGCTTTGTCATCATCTAAGTTGACCGCTTCTGGCGCAGGAGTCGCTGCAGGTCCACCCTGGTCGTTTCCAGCGTCATCGCCATTATTACTATCATCTGTGTTAACTACCTCGTCACCAGCGTCATCCTCAGAGGCTGTTTTATCAGAAGTGTTAGCATTCTTCATTCCATCCTCGAGAGCGAGGCCTTTTGTGACAATTAATAGAAATTCATCGTTCTTGATTAATTCTTCTTGCTCTTTAGTAACTACTACCGAAGAGGGTTTATGATCGAATACGAAACCAGCTCGACGTCGTCGTCCTTGTTGGACGCTTGGACTTACTCGAACTACGATTTTTTTACCTTTAGCCATGATTATTTTTTGTTAGGAATTAAAAAGTAATTACTGAACCCCGAAGGGTCCAGTCGATCACTCTTCAGTTTTTTACTTCTGAGCTCGGTAAGCTTGACGCCAATCACCGTAACCGAATGCGAAGCGAGCGTGAACACCGTAGTAGATGGTCTTTCGCATGAATACGTCTTGGTCGTTTGGATTATCCAGTGACGTGAACGTAATAGCTTCTCGGTTTTGGAAGATGAATGGTTTCACTCCACGAGATTTAAGATCAAGGACGTAGTATTTAGAATCTACTCCATCGTTCTCTAGTTCATCATTTACCATGATATCTAGTAGATCTTTCATGATAGCCTTGCTAGGATCAGTCGTAACTGAAACTGCTTTAGGATCCATCATGATTCGAGCTGCCCATTCCAAGTCAGATGGGACCATCAACGTAGATGGTTTGATTTTAGCTCGTTTACCATTACTCATTTTGAATCGCTTCATCCGTGACGTAATGATTTGAACATTCTCAGCTGTAAATGCCATACCAGAGGTAGCGACATTTGACTGAACTCCGCTCAATCCTTCTTCATGATCAGTATCGAAGAAATTTTGTCCATCGTAACAGAGTCCATTTTCTTCAATCTTAGCCGTAAGAATCTCATCGTAAGATTGCTTAGCGATTGTACCCATGTTACCTACACGGATTTTAATCTGACCGTACTTCTCATCTTGAATAGCATTACGATCTACTGCAATAGTATCTTCGTAATCTTTATTCCGTAGACTAAATCCGGTTTCGAGTAACGCATGTGGTACACGTTCATCTTTCCATTCTTTTAGTCCGTTCGTTTCTCCCAACCAGGCGTAATCTTCAGACGCACCGTTCGAAGGAATCTCGGTACAGATGCTCATGTACATAGTAGTAGGAGCTGTATCAAATCCTTTGAAGAACTGTGTCTTAAGACCCGCATTTTGGAGACGTGTTACATCTTGTCGAGTTAACATTGTTTAAGTTCTATTAAGTATTAAAAAAATTAAGCAGCGTCGGCAACTAAATTACCTACTGCGTTTGCGATATCAACTCGAGCAGTGCTCGCGCTTACTATCTCAACGATTTCACCAACTTGTACCTCTGGGTTACCAGAGTCAGATGTTACCGTTACTGCGCCATTGTCTGTAACATTGTTCAAGAGAACTGGTTTCCCTAAATCTGCAACGGTCAATGCGTCTGTGAATTCTAGTAAATGTACACCGTTTCGGTATACTCGAACATCCTCGTCGCCATCAGCTCCGACGTTGTCCATTGTTTCTGCACAAATTCCTAGGAATTTATCACCTGCAGCTAGTGTGATGGTAGCGCCATCATTCGTTTGAGCAAAACGGGCTGTAGCATCTGCTACGACAGTAGATCCTTTGTAGATCTTAACTGATGCTAGCATTGGAAACGCTAGCAATTTACCATCTTTTCGTTCTGAATCGGTTGCGGTTGTTTTAGCAGCCATGTGAATGGTTCAAGTTAAATTATAGATTACTTCTTTGCTTGTGCCTGTGCTTCAGAGTAGGCAGCAGCTGCTTCATCTGGAGTCATTTGCATGTCTTCTTGGAAGAAACGAATCGCTTCTTCTTTAGTTGCCCCTGATTCAGAGAATGCAACTTCTTTTTTCTTACCTTTAGTTGAGCCAATCATCTTAGCGTCAACGATCTTAACTTTGTTCAAGATCTCGAAGAATGCTGTCACTTGAGAATCGTCAAGGGTTTGACAGAACTTAGTAATTTTATTCTTAGTCTTGGGTAGGATCACTCCAGACTTGTTAGTCTCAGAGAATACCAATGCATTAGCTTGTTCACTGAACTTAGCTTTACGTTGGCTTTTAATAAGCTTTCGGCTCATTTTAGCTGTTTCTTTTAGCATGGCGAATGATTTTGCGCTAACTTGTACGTTTCCGTTTGCGTCAGGTTCAGAAGCCTTGATGCCATCAGCACCTTCGTCATCTTCATCGTCTTCATCGTCTTCATCGTCTTCGTCTGCATCAGCATCCGCATCAGCGTCGGCATCTGCATCGTCGTCGTCATCAGAGTCGTCGTCATCATCTGAATCGTCGTCACCTTCTCCGAACTTAGCAAGTTGCTCCTTGAATACGGTTTTAATTTCCGCAGTCTGGTCATCTTCCTCAAGCTCTGAGAATGCAGCTTCGAGTTCAGCTTTTTGGTCCTCTGAGATGTTGTCCATTTCAGAAAACTTCGAAATTAGTTCTAGGAACTTTTTCATTTTGCTGTTCAAATTAGAAAATAATAGGGATTGTGGACCTTCGCCCAAAACTTGTGATCGTGAGGCTGCATCTTCGTTGGCCATCAATGGTTCCATCGATTTGAAGAAGGGCCTATTAGTGAATGCACCACCTATCAATAAGTTTTTTACTTTTTTACCAGTCTCCTCATCTTTCTTTTTAAAGATAATCTCAGGAGAGAAGTATTTGTAAGACCCGTCAGTTAGGATTTTGGCTCCAGCATTATTCAACGATAAGGTTGCATAAAGCTTTGTACCATCCTCACTTAAACGTAGGGACTCAAACCATGCGAGTGCTTTGTGGTCTGGTTCGTGATTCTCGTCAACAACCAGCTTGATGCCGCGTTCGTTAGAATCGAAATTGCTAACCACTTCTGCAAGGTCCTTTTTGCCAATGGCAAATTTACCGTACATAGGATGGTTCCACGTCCCAACTCGCATAATTTGAATCTCCACCTCTTGACCTGCTTTGAACTTAGCATTTGGCTTAGGTTCTTCAGCGAATACTAAATCAGAAAACAATTGCACGTGAACCTCATTGTCTTTGTACTCCTTTTGGTCGTACATATCCATATCAGCTATCACGTCATCAACAATTGTCTCGATCTTTTCTTTCTTCACTTTCTCGAGGTGCTTCTTAAGCTCCTCTTTAACGAAGTACGATTCTAATCTCCAGATCACGCTGCTTAAGTTAGCGGCATCTAAACCCTTAGAGTAAAGAACATCCAAAATAGTCTTCGCTAGTTTTTGCGAAATCTTATTTTTATCCGAGAACTGCTTTGGTGTAATCTTCATGATTATTAGAATTATAAGTTTTAAATTGGGTTATGTAAAAAATAAATTCCTAACTCACTTCGAACTGAGCTCTATCGTCAGACTCTGAGACCGCCTTGAGTGCATCCTCAGCCTCCTGTCTTTTATTTAAGTAGTAATCCATTGCATCTCTTTTTCCTACCTTCTTACTTGGCTCAGATGATTTAACGTGAGAGCCCACTTTTAACTGGCCTACACACCAATCTTTAGCAACTGATAATCCACCCAACATATTAATCAACTGGGCGTGAGTACCAGAGTACTGAACATCTACGTTGTTATTCTCGTCTAATATGACAGCCATTGTTATTTTAGCCATTAGAACTTGATGCCATCAGCAATTAATACGTCTTTAAAGTAATTAGATACCAAGTTTCTATCTTCGCTTAGCTTAGTCTTGATCGCTTTCTCAAGCTCAGATATTCTTTTCTTGTGGTTCTTTTGCCTGTTAGGGAAGTTACCCGCAGTAGTTAATATTCTCAGCTTATCCTTTCTTTGCTTAATCTCAGTCTGGATTATTCTTATAGCTGGGCTGTCCTTACTAACGATTGGAACCTTGAGAAGTGTCGCAGTGTCGATAGTCTTAGTAGCGGGTATGGACGATGGGATTCCATCGATAGCAGGCTTAAAGACTTCATCTACTAGGATCTCGACCCAGATAGATCTACATCCATAATGCTGAGGAGGCATGTAATTGAAGTACTCATTAGAACCTGGTTTAACAACTCTACCGTCAAGGCTAAGGCAGTGATCAGTAGTTTTCCCATCGATAATAGCGGAGTACTGCATTGCATAAACTTTCTCAGGGTAACGTTCGAATATTGAAGCTCTTCCCATATTCACTGAACCAGTAACAGTTAAAGAATCTAGAGATTTGATAGCTTTTCCAATCACTTTATCGAGTGCAACTGATACAGCGGCCACAGCTTCAGCAGAAGCTAAGTCCTTAATGTCACCACCTCTTTTGGTAATAAGCTCAGCAGAGTTAATCCTAACGACGTTCTCCATCTTATTTATGAGTTCATCTGCTATAGCACTGTTCTGAACCCGCATTGCTCCGCGAACGGCTGCATTCGTTGGTGGTATTTTAACAACCATCTCAGTTGCAGCTGACTTCTTTCCAATTTCGAACATTTCTTTTTGAACATTCGTGAGCGCTGCAGCGAGTTCCGTTTTGAATTTAATCTTGAGTTTCCCAATTGCTTTGACGTCGTTTTTGTCCACTGCTGACTTAAGTTGCTTGAGTATGTCATCTCTTTGTTTCTTAGTAATATCAGTAAGCTGCTTTTCTAGTAAATCACCGAAAGAATCCATGGATCTTTTCATTGATGTAAAATTAACCTTTCGCTCTGCGAATGTCAACGGTCTTACAGCGTTCTTTTCGAACTCGTTGAATTTAAACCCTTTTTTTTTTAGCCTAGCTTTCTGGTCTAGGTTAGTAACTTCGTTCTGGAGGCTTAAGATCATTTTGTTATCGATCTTGGAGCTTAGATTGTGATAATCTTCATCGAATACTCCCACGTCATCGTGTTCATGGGCTTTAGTAGCCTTATCTACTTCTTTCTTTACCTCTTTCTTGTTTGGAATAGTCGTTTGTTTACCTTTACCATTTGGATCAGTTTTCTTAGTAGGTTCTCCACCTCCATCGGTATTACCACGTTGACCTCGTTCTACATCATCTCCATCAGTATCTCTAGCAGGAAGATCAAACATGTCTCTGATGTAAGCTTCGATCTCGTCATCAGGGATAATGATTCCACTATCTGCTAACGACTTCAAGCCAGAAGAGATGTCAGAGTAATCTAATTCACCGATCTTTCTGAATTTCAATTGAGGGTATTGATCAGTCTCGAAGTTCATATCCACTAACTCAGGGATAACGTATCGATTGAATACATCAGTAATATGTTTACCAATGAATTCCACGGCTGAGCGGTACAGAGATGTCTGATCTCTAGATAATGCCTGAGAACCACCGTCTGTACCTAGTTCTAAGAACTGAGCGAGAATAACCTTACTAATCTCTCGGTTATGATGCTTAACTGATTCGAAGATATTAGATCCTTTATCGCCGTGTGTTTGGGCGAACTCAAACAACCATCCTTCTTCCTTGGTACCCGGGATAACAATTCCAACTTGCTCAGATATTCTAACGTTATCTACTATGTCTTGGGCTGCTGCTCTATCAGCTTGAGACGCCGTAGATGGCATATACATTACAGGGATTCCTACTGCTGCTCTTTCGTGCTTAACAGCATCGAACTTGTAAAGATTCGATTTAATGTGCCAATGTTTGTAGGCTGGTCTCAGGAGTGATACCCCCTCATGATTCTCACCCTCTTTCTTGTGGGTGAATATTACCAGGTTATGAGATGGGATGTCCACTTCTTTTTCGCCATCATTTGGTCCACCTTCAATTTCCTGTGGAACGACTTGCCTGATACCCGAAGTGCCGTCTTCTTGTTCCCACTTAAGAATAGTGGTTTGCTTGCGACTAGCGAGGGTTTTGAACCATACTTTGTCACCATCTCCAGTTAACTGCTTCTCGAAGACTGCATGACCGAAAGGCAGGAACGTAAAGATCTCATCAAGTAATTGTCCCCAAGTAAGATCCATTGCATCGAATAATGCCCAAGTAACGAAATCAGAAATCTCTTGAGCTTGTCCATCTGATTCACCGGATTCTCCAACATAAGGATCTACATACCACTTAGTTGATTTCAATGGAAGCTCACATACTGCTAAAGTTGCAGCCACTTGAGCATCGGACTTTCTCATTTCTTCCCAGATAGCTGCTCCCGATTGACCCTCTAAACTCGAGTTATACTCCTCGGATATAATACCCTCTGAGATAACCGTACCAGAAGCTCCAAGCATAAAGCCTGGTTTACCATCTCTTGGTTTATTACTTAGTTTCTCATTTGGCTTCGTGAGCTGTGGGGCTCTCACTACCTTGTTCTCGGTTTCTTTTTTAGCCATATTTTAAATTGATAATAATCAATACTTCTTCGTTAGTAAATTTTGTTTTCGATTAGGACTACTCTTTTTGAAGAACTTAGTCTCCTTGAATTCATCAGTAGGCTTATGCTTAGCGGTATTCCCTCTAGTCATGCTATCGTTTATATCTTTCACGGTCGCGAATCCTGGTTTCTCATTCGAGAGGTACATAACTCCGTATCTCAATGTATCTGGAGCATGATCATCTCCAGTTGTATCACAGTCCTCGACATCACCCTTATCGTAGATCAACTCAGGTAACGTTCTAATCAAGTTGATACAAGAAGATGTAATCTCTATCATCGATTCATTCTGCTTGGTATTGGGGTTGTATTTCGGTTGTAAGTGCTGACGAACCCTGATCCATCCATCGATTCGACGATTAGTCCCTGGTACAACTTTAACCCCTCCTAGGTGAGCTTCTAATTCATCTTTCCCAGTCGTTCCAGTTGTATCAGATCTTTTATTCACGATCGCAGGATCTGCTACCAACACTTTGATCTCCCTCGTTTCTGAGACAGGCGTCATCGCTCCAATCCTGATTGCTAACTGCTCGTAGGTTAACTCATTTTGGTATAGCTCACGGTAAACGATGATCTTATTTTGATTCGTTATGCACATCCACAGGACACAAGACGGGGCTGCGTAACCATAATCCATAGCCATGATCCTTCGCTTGATACCAATAATTGGGTAGAAAGGTTCGGTCACATGAATATCTCTAGCGAACTCAGGGAAGTACTGTCCTTCGAATACATCCCAGTTTCCATGCAGGAACGCCTCTCTTTGAGCATCTGGTAGATCTTCTAGGTCTTCCATGTACTCAGGCTGAGAATCCATTAGGACAAAGTTATCATAGACGTTAGCGCCTACAAATGCGTAATCATGATGTTTTTCACCTTTCTCAAACTTACGATTGATCCAAATACGTCTTACCCAAGCGTGACCGACTCCGCCTGGATTAGTAGAAGCAAAGAAATTAGGGATGATACCTGGCCTAGACGTTCGAAGACAAGACTTAAGGATCTTGAACTCTTTTTCTCTCCAGTGAGTAAGCTCCTCAACGCAGATAAAGTCGTACTCAATTCCTTGGTACCTGATAACATCTTGCTCATTACGACAATATGAGAATTTAATCGTTGATCCATTAGGGAATGTGATCTTTCTTTCGGTCCCATTGTACTTGTGCTCGACCCCAGCCAACTTCAGTTCACTCAGCATAGGGATCAATGTATTCTCATTCACTTCTGGGAATGTACGCCTTAGAACCAATCCTCGTACTCCTGGGCATGAGAGTGCTTGTCGAACTGATTCAGCTCTCATAGCGTAGGACTTTCCTCCCCCTTTAGCTCCACCAAATAATCTAAACTTGATAGCCGTATTCGCAAAAACTAACTGTTTAGGTTGAAGTGGGTAAAGCACTCCCTTAGCTCTCTGCTCATTTAGCTTAGATAGATAATTCTTGGCATCCATCTTTTCTAAGTGCTTCTTAGATTTACCGTGTACACTTTCAGGCCTAACAATCATTAGTTCATCTGTTTAATTTGCCTCCCCTTCTTCTTGATCTTCTGGAGCTTGATACTTTCGTTTCTAGCATTTCTCGACTTATCATCTAAAGCATTCATAAATGGTGAAGGCGGTACAGCGAAATTAATCGTCTGGATCTTAGCACTGATGTCAACCTTGAGATTGAACATTCCCAAGTGCTTACCTATTAACTCAAGTGATCTATTGGCTCCACCTGAATCGTACATGTAAACTCCTACGATATGTGAGTTACCATCGACATCTTCTATCATCTTGGTTTTCTGCTCCATCTCCTTAGTTACGGGATTAAACTCCATAACGGCTACTGCCTCCATGCTTCGTTCATGCACTTTCATTAGGTTACTTAGAACCCAGTGCTTGTCGATGCCTATTACCTTAGCTCTAACTTCTTGCAAATACTCAATACGTGCCCAAACTTTATCGTTGCGAACGAGTCTATGCCCTGCTACATGAGAACCGTTCTCTGCGTAGCCTGCCCTTAACGCAGCTTTAGTTTGATTGAGGTCCTCTAAAAACTCGTTAGCAAAACGCTCTTGTCTTGAGTTATTTAGTGTTAAAGAGGGGTCGAACTCGTGTAAATCAATGCCGGTTGATGCCATGTTTGCTTGGTTATTGGGATCCAGTCATTAACACTGTATATAAAACTTTATACTTTATAAAATATGTTTTAGTCTAGGCACTACAAAAAGCACTACCGCTTCCATGGTAGTGCTAATCGACCAATTGTTCCCAACAAACAGAGATGGCATGATTAACTATAAATCCAAAATCAGTCTTTGGACAATTTAGATCTATCGTCATCTATCTTAACACCTGCTCTACCATCAGAGGTCCTTCTGCAAGCAGAGCATAAACCATAATGCTTTGAGACCTTCCCTCTCATCGTGATATTACACCATGCACACCAATCGATTCTATTTCCTTTCATTTAACTTAAATCTAATTAGATACCTCTTTATAAATCTCTTACATAATTCTATCTCTGTCTTGTATACCTCTGGGTCATCATCTCCATTTAATTCAATAAAGTCTTTGCACATACAATACATATCAAACGCTTCATCTTGTGTCATGGCGAAATTCATCTTCTTGGTCATCTTCTTACTTGTTATCTCTAAATAATCCCCAATTAGCTTCTAAGTATAATCTCCTCTGGTCTTTTCTTTCATCTTTAAACCTATGAGCCAATTCATACTTTATAGATTGATAGTCTTTGTCGTAAATCTTTAGACCAGTATCATACACCTTGTCAAACCTGCTTAATCTTGCATCGTCAACATTCCTTACTATGTGGAAACTTAATCCCCCGCTTACCATGAGAACCTTCCCGCTCTTATGCTTAACAATGCCCATGTTGATATTTGGGTTATTTAACTTTAATATCTCATGTTCACAGAATACTAAGTTCTCGAAATCTCTGTAACCCTTGCTGATAACGGCAAAATCAATCATCTTTTGGTTTATTAATCTCTTCTGCCACATTGATATTAGAGAACTCTTCTGCCGCAAACTCTATCGCTGCTTCGGTATTACCATAATAGTCCCTCTTTTGCTTTAAAATCTCTTGGAACGTTTTCATCTTGATCTTAGTGTTATGTAGTGAAGCTTAAGCCTCATATCTATGTATTCCTCTTTCAATGAATTTGGATTCTCTCTATGGAATCTTGAATCAGGGTCTGCCCATCCTTTTACCTCCTCTGACATGGGCGATAACTCTTCCATCTTCCTTGAATCACAGATCGATCTATTGATCTCCTTGCAAATCCTACACTCTTTTTCTATCCTGGTTTCATGGTCAACAAAGTAACCAACTCTCTTCTCTTTGTATTTACGGCAAACATCACACTGGATCATTGTTATTTAGATTAGGGATCTTATCTTTAATCTTCTTTGCACAATCTCCACATCTATACTGGGGTTTGTACCTAAACTTCATTGATTCCTCCAGCACCTCAATCTTAGCGGCTTTGATTTGTTCTTCGACCCACTCCCACCAATAAGAAACTAAGTCACTTAGATCAGGTGACACTAGGTGTGGAGCTTCTAAATTTCTCATCTCTGCTTCGCTCTCTATAATAGATCTTGCCACAATAAATGATTGTAACCCTGTGTTTCTTGGGTCGTTTACTTGCTCATCGAACTCCGAACGCCAATCTGTTTTTACCATGTTATTTTTGTTTAAGGGTTTCGAGTTCTTCTTCTACCGCCCCATGAATGCCCTCCCTCCAGTTTCCAGCCCATACCTTTTCTAGAACCTCAATCTGTGCCTCAATTCTAGTTTGTTTGATGAAAGCTATCAATTCTATTGGTTCTAAATAGCCAGTATTCATTTCACTTAAATCTATGCCATGTTGCTTTTTGAACTCCGAACGCCAATCTGTTTTTGTCATAGTGTTTTAGGTAAATTATTAAATAGTTTATTTTAGGGTCATTTTAAAAATTAATTTACTCTTGCCATCTCATCGCTATAAGCGTCTACTATTTCTCCTGCCTGTCTGACGATTGTTTTCATGCTATCCACGGCGAGGGTTTCCCCAATACGATAGGATTTAGCACACATCGCAATGACTAGGCTTTCAATCATTTCATCTCTATTCATCTTTAGGTAAATTATTAAATAGTTTATTTTAGGGTCATTTTAAAATTTATGTTCCAACATCCCTTGTATCTGCTCAAGGGCATCCGCAATGCGACTTGTTTCGTATGCTTGTATTATCTGTGGGTATTGATTTCGGGGGATAAGTGCACCATGAATCCCGTGTTTTTTGTGCGCCCACTTAAGGTAAGTAGATTTATCTGTTTCTGGCTCTGTTCGTTTGTCTTCATTCATGCTTTAGGTAAATTATTAAATAGAAATGTTATTAGTTCTGTTTTCATCGTAGTATATTGGTTAAGGCTAATAAAGTTTCTGGGGTCTGGTCGGTTTCGTCACACTCGGTTTTGTCTTCTCTTAGAAGTTTCCATTGACATAGCTTGTCCCAGTTTGAAGAATTAGAGCCTATTGCTCGGTAGATAGTACCAGTATCAAGCGAGCAGTAATTAAATTGACTCCTACCTAAAGCCGCCATCAATCGGCCAAGGGTGATTTTCCCGCAAATTAAATTATCAAAACCGCTGACTATTTCCCTTGTATGGTAAACGCATCCCACAGTTTTATTGGGCTTTACGCGTGTTATCCCTACCCTAAACTCAGCCCTTAAAGCCTCATCATAACTACACCCATGCAATCGCTCTAAAAATACTTTTCTGAAATCGGTTATTATTTCTAGCGTTGGGTTCATTTGCGAAAAATTTAAATATTTTATTTATAAAAATCATGAGGATCCATCCCCGTAAAAACCTTGATCATCCCTCTAAACTGAACGCCAAAGTCTTCTGCCATCTTCTCTCGTAACTCCATATCAAAACCCCCTTGCTCTTGAAGGTCCCATAGTTTTTTACTAGCAACGTGCATAAAAATCTTAGTGGCGTGCTTCAAGTCTTCATCTGAATAAACTGGCGGAATGTCAATCCCTTTGTCGAATTCCCACATAGCATCGTGCAGACCTTTAACACTGCTCGATACTGCTTCTGTAAACTCCTTTGTAACCGATTCTTTTGTGTGCATATTATAATAATCCTAAGTAATTATCTGAATCTTTTTTGACCTGGTTCCATAAATTACTAACAACGACGTTACTATTGATTATTAACTCCTCTGGACTAATAAAGTAATTATGAATATCTGAGCATTTTATCAAAGTTTTATCTTCCATAGATAGCCTCAGGTCTGGTGGATTTAATATAAACTTAGTAAAATCAAAATTCTTAGTCTTTATTGATACTATCCCATTTGGATCCATATAATCATAATCGACGCTAACTGAGTACCTAGACAGAAAATACTCCAGAACGAACATGGGATACTTAAACCTTGTTATATCTACGAGGTGAACTTTTTTAACTATCATTTATTTCATGGTTAATTTATTCCATATTATATTATATTTTTTACTTTGTAAAATACATATTATACTTTTTTACATTAACCTATTTTCCTCCCTATCTTTGAAGTAATCAAAGTTCCTATTGGCAAAAACCTTGTTCAAAACCCTGATCAAATCCATTCCAGAGCAATATTCATGAAATATTTCATCCATTTCGTACGATCCCATGCGAGATATAGGCTTCCACTCCTTCTTTCTTGTGCAGTAATAACGTACCTTGGTTCTAAGACGAGTTTGAACAGATTGTAGTATATGTGCCTTTTCTTCTCTCCAAAGCATCTTAGGGAAGATCCTTGGATCTAGCTCCCTAGACTTGTACTCAATTTTATGTGCGAAATTATCTTGCTCTAAATCTTCTACTAAAATCAATCCCCATCGAACTCTATGAGTCTCCCATGCGTACTTAATATTAGACCTTGCTAATCTTTCGTGTTTTTTACATACGACTAAAAACCTCTTAGTAAAGAATCCTATCGATCCAACCGTCTGACCTTCGAATTTGCAGAAGTCATCGGTCTCGCCCTTGATCTCAAAGTAAGTAAAATCTTGATCATCTAGTATTACAAAGTCTGGTCTCGTGGACCCTATGTGCATGCAATATTCAAATCTCTGGAAGTTGCCAACTCCTTTAAACTTCTCACTCAGTAACTTTTTGATATATAGCTCGTTCTTTTTCATGTTTATATATTTTTAATTCGTACTTATTTGCTATGTGCTCCCAAGTAGAACTGATCGGATAAGAAGAAACTAATGTGTAACCCCTGGACTCTACATCTTCCTTGAATAGCTTTATAAAATCCTGGCAATTACCTTTCCCTGTATCGACGCTTTGAATGAACTGGATATTAACCTCTTTTTCTTTCAGGAATATACCGAAAGATCCAAATACCAAGTCTTTCCATTTAAAATCAAAACAATCCTGGATCATCGTAGATTTTTTTATCTTCATATCCTCAGTAAAGTTACTCATTTCGTTGTTTTATAAAGTAAATCTAAGTCAACTTGTTCCAACTCATCTAACTCCTCTGGTTCAATTCCAAAGAACATGCAGATACAGATGGTCTGGAACAAATCCCTTTTGAAGCCTTTTAAGAAATCATCCATTGTCTCTATCATACTCAAATTCTATCAATTCATAATTAGGGCAACTAGCACCCGGTCTATTCATGAGCAAATTATCTATCTGTACAGATCTAATAATTGCTTCATCTTCCATTTCTGATAAAACTGGTTCAATGAACCATATATATACAAGCAGCATAAAGAAGGTTGCAAAGGTAATTCCACAAAGAAAAGATCCTAAAATGTTCCGCATATAAATATTCATATTTTTCATCCTAAATAAATATTAATTTTATTAAACGCTGTAACTTCTATGTCCAGTATCGAGTAAACTCCCTTGCCTACGATAAAAGTTCTACCACTAAGGTTTTCCATGTCAAAATAATTAGGTAAGTACTTATCGGCCATGTGAACTCCACTGATAAATATTTTAGCCGAAATCATATTACCCTTATCTTGCATTTTAATTGCTTAGTATTTTTATTAACTTCTCCTTGGCTTCCTCTTCGGATGAAACCATGCCGAATTCTACGTTTGGAACGATGTACCACCATTTTCCTTGTAGGTTACGAAACCCATTAGCTACTTCGTAACCATACCTATTACGAACTACAAAGGATCCTTTCATTTTAATCAAATACTAGATCTTCGCTCCCGCTTTGAGCAGGAGCTGCCTTAGCTGATCCTTTTTTCTTAGCTCCTTCTCCGGCTTTAGCATCTCTAGGAGTTAAGATGTTAAACTCTCTACCCACTAACTCTGTTCGGTAAACAGTTTTTCCATTGTCATCTTCCCAAGATCGAGTCTGGAGCTCACCTTCGACCATGACGCTCATCCCTTTTTTAGCATAAGAGCAACAATACTCTGCAGCTTGTCTCCAAAGGACTACGTTGTGCCATTCGGTTTTCTCGATCTTCTCTCCTTCGCTATTCCTCCAAGACTTAGTAGTTGCAACTGAGAAATTAGTTACGTAGTTATCGTTTTCTAACTTCCTTAGCTCTGGGTCTTTGCCCATGTTTCCGACTATGATTGCGAGATTCTTGTACGCCATTTTGTTGGGATTAAATTTAAATTACTTTTCTACGCTTCTTTTTAGCTTTGCCATTCTTGCGTCTTTTATCATCTGTGGTCCAGCAGGATCGGGAGGGATTCCGTTATCTTTTCGGATCCTCATCCCATTCTTCTTCCTAGTCCTAAGTACCGCTCTCTTAGGAGTAACTATTCCTTGTTGCCGTTTTGATTTATCTCTATCCATGTTACATTGATTCAATAGCTTCTAAATACTTACGCATATCACTAATACCTGCTATATTTTCTAACCTAGGGTTAGGACCAAAGAAATTCGAGACATTCTCAACTAACACTGATTTGATAGCAGCTTTCTCTTCGCTACTAGGCTTGAAATCAACCTCGTTACCTCTAAGTTCTTTTGCTAAATCATCGATCTCTGATATTAATGCAACAGTTGCATCAAGTTCTTTATTTAGTTTTTCAACACTTCCTTCGCTTTTAATTGGTTCGCCTTTATCATTAACTTCTTTTCCAAACTGCTCGATAGCTTTCACTAAGTGTCTAGCTTTTTGCTCGTAAGGAATTGCTCGCTCTTGAAGCTTAGCTCTTTGCTTCTCGTATGATTCAACTATGTCATGCAAGCAAGACAAAGATTTAATTGTCAACCTAAGATCCTCTGCGCTATTACAGGTACAAGCGGTAATTATTAAGTAAATAAAATGTGCCAATTCGTTTGTGATTTTCATGTGTCATGAATTAATAAATATTGAGATGTTCTCTCACAAATCACTACTTACGTGGATTTCGCCGAGATGGGGCGTGAGACAGTGTCCCCGATTAGTTTTTAGTCTACTCAATTTGTTACTCGTATACCCAGTCCACAAGAGCCTTCTTGCCATATGAGGTCAAACCTCCAACTCCGTTGAAGAACCTTTGGGCTCAGCCAAGCATTTCTATTTCGCCAGTAAGTAATGATATGTAAAAGAACGAGGGAGTGTCAGCTTTCCACTGACTTGCCGGCTAGTTACGGTTAGCGGTTACTCCCTCTAGAGTGCACCCATGAAAGTATCTTATTGGCATCGATTTTCTCAACGTATGTTGATCATCTCAAACTTTCCTATTTTAGACCAATGATGTAAATCCCTAAGTCCAAGGAGCTACCAAGGATCAATAGCTATCGGGGTTACCACTTATCATATTACCACATTGGTACATGGATGCACACTAGAGAGTGTGTTTTAGCTAACTAGGTTTTAGTTGTACATCAGAGTACCTAGCAACTCACCATATCTTAAGTAGGCTATGGCCTGTCCTTTTGACAGTTAACCACTTCGATCATGAAGCTTCGTGAGAGTTTGTCAATTCCCTCATAATTAACCCCTAAGGGTCAATTACGAAGTAACTATTTTTCTCCAGTGCTTCCAAATTTACCTAAACCCCTCTCAGAGCTTCCATCTCTTTGGATCTTATCAACGATCTCGATATCACAATGATCGGTCTTAACTAATAAGAACTGAACTAATTTATCTCCATAGTCAATACTGACTGGTTTATCGCTAACGTTGATAACATGCAAGTGTAATTCACCTTCGTAGTCAGAATCTATTACTCCAGCTCCAACTATCAAGCCCTTCTTTATAGCTATTCCAGATTTATTAAAACCAACTAACGCATGATCCTTTGGTATATTAGAGATTATACCAGATGGTATATTAGCTGATTCGCCTGGTCTTAAAAAGTAACCAGCAGAGCCCTCTATGGATCCTTGATTTGGAACAAAGAAATCTATACCGGCTGACCCTGGTGTTCCACGCTGTGGACTTTTAACATCCCTGCATTTCTCAAATTGAAGTTTCATATTGCTTGTGTTATTTGGTAGTACCAATGTATATTACATTTTTTACTTTGTAAAACTTTTATTATACTTTTTTACTAAAATCAAGGAATTAAGCCGTAATGCCTTAGATCGCCTTCTAAGTCATTTATTGAGTGAGTTAATATAAATACACCTCCAGCCTTTAAAACTTCCTCTCTGCGCCGTTGTTGGGCCTCGACCCTCTTGCTAAAGGCTATCTTCTTGCCTCTTTTGCCCAAAGGGTAACGAAACCAAGCTTTTACAGACTCTAAATCTTTTTTAACTTCGATTGCTACGAACTTCCCATTTATGCAACAAGTAATATCCTCAGTCCCTTCTGGTCCGAGCTTGACGTACCTCGGTCTTCCGCCGTTTCCATCGGTTCCTACTTTTAGCATCCCGCTTTGGTTAGGTGTAGCTGCCCAACCTCTCAAGTTGAGGTAGCTCACTATATCTTTTTCAATTCCTTTTTCTATTGATGTCATTAAGCCCAAATTATCTTTAAGTTCATTTTAGCTAAATGCTCCTCTATTTCCATCTGGTCAGCAGGCGTAACCTCTGATTCTGATATCTGGTTATACTGTTTTTCAGCCATATTTATATGACTAAACCTTTTTGAGATTGTTATGTATTTTTTCGCCATGGTGTTTTGCCTAGCATTTGTATACCTTTTACGGTAGGAAATTTCATCTGTGTCATTTTCTCTGCTGCTCCCCTAATCTTTGATTCATCTCCACGGCTAACCTTTCTGAAATTAGTTTTCTTCCTAAAGTCCATCATTGACTCGAACTGGTGATCATAGTATTTTTTTGCCGATTCTTCTTCGGGTGTCATGAGAAATCCATTAAATCTACTTCGAATTCGACTGGTTCTTCTGGAACCTCTTCTAGCGCTTTCTCGATTATCATTATCATACAAGTCTGATCTGGGTCAACCGAGGACATCTTAGGATCAGTCCTTTTGCCTATATAAAACAAGTTAATATAGTCAATCATTTTCTGGACAGCATCGGGATCTACGTCTCCAAAATCCCTAACCATAAATTTGATTAGTTTTTTTGCATTCCAATCTGATATGTGCTTTCTAGGTCCTGGCATTATCTATTATCGCTTAAGAAACTAAAGAAATTTTTACCACCTTTGTACTTGTAATTCCTATCGGATGCCATCTTGTTCACTTCTTTGTGCATAATAGGGTTTACGCTCCCAATACTGATTCTATATGGAGTAAACTCATTCATGAGCATCTTATAAATAGTATCGTAATCTCTCTGGTAAATATGAGCAGATCCAATGAATAAATTATAAGATCCTAAAGACAACTCTGGGTAATGACTTTTAAGCTCCTTGACCATACATTGCATCAAAAGTAGCTCCCAAGGAACATCATAAGTTATACCAAATACCATGTCCTGGCTTCTTCGGTGAACGTGCATGTGCAACTTATTTTCTCTGATGAAAAAATGGTAACTCATAGTACAAACGAAATCTTTGTTTCCATCGTACTGATGAAAAGGTCTATTGATGTGAGCAATGGCTTGGCGAGAATCTTTGTCAGCTATCAAATTATTCTTAATCCAATCCCATTGGGTTTGCTGCTCGTAAGCTTGGTGCTTAAATAATAAGTAACCATAAGCCGAGTTAACCGTTCCATCTTCTTTAGCGATCTTTTTCCAGAAACTAGAAGCTTCTCCGAAACTAGCTTCATCTCCAAGTGAAGATACGTTGTATTTTCCAGCAAAATAAAGGACTAACTCATTAGCTAAGTACTTCAGGGGGACGCCTCTGTGTTTATTTTCGAACAAATTATGAGAAGGGTTTAATATCTCCATGTGCAAACCAAGCTTCTCTTTAACTTCCATTCCCCTGGGATTGGAAACGAAATCTGGTTTCAAATATATCTCTCTTGCTGCTTGCTCGTAAGTGTCATGGAAGCCTAGTCCTGTGATCTTCATTTTAGTTGGGATTAAAATTTACTGATTAAGTTTCTACTTAGACTCTACTTTGTCCAAGTGGCTATTAAGAGCTACATCGAGAACTCCAGATCTAACTTTTTGATTTTTGTCACAAAAGTCGTCCAGGCGCTTCTTAGTGCTTTTTTTAATATTGATAGTAGTATGCGCTGTCATTAGTTCCTTGTTAATTGTTATTTGTAAAAATTATAATATACTTTTTTATATTGTAAAATCTTTTTTATATCTTTATACCTTCTACGTCAAAATCAAAGTGGTCACCCCATTCCCTGAACGAGTTTATCTTTGTTTTATCTATAGTCGGAACTGGAGCATCTCCAGCGACGCTGAAAAACCAATCACCTTCGTTTCCCTCTTTTGTCATAATATCATAACCCTTTGAGTCGTAACATGGTTCACAGTTAAACTTAGTTGGTATTACGTCTGACTTAGCTAGGAAAGGCTTATGGTAACTATAGAACTTAGCTTTTCCAAGCTCTCCTTGTTGTATATTCCTAGAGACTGCTATCGCTTTGAAATTAGTATCTGGCAATGCTATTTGCATAGTCCTTAAGAGTACGCCAGTAGAGATTACGCACCACATAAAATTAGGATGTTCTTTTCCTTTGAAAAAGTCATGAAAAGCTCTGACTCCTCCGGCTACCACGTATTCATGGTTTAAGCCTAGAGGGACATAAGCTCTATGTGAACCACCTTCTGCGTATAACTTAGCAGCTCTGTTCGCATTTGGCATAGAAGCAATCCTCAAGAACAGCGGTTTAGCTCCGTATTCTATGCAGAGCGCCTGATGATCAGATACTTGTTTAGAAGATGGCATGACCAAAGTTAAGTTCATGTCATATTTCTTGCAAAGCCATGATAAACTTATCCCAGCGAATCCCTGTCTAGGTTGGACATATACCACTTCAGTGAAGCCCTCTGATTTTAACTTCTGGATCAAGAACTCCCCAGATCTAGCCTTGTAGCCAACTGGACAGGAAACTGATTCGTCCATAATATTGAACCCATCTATGTTTTTAACTTTAAACGGTGGCAAACTAGATTTAAAATCCTTGGTTAGCTCTAGGTAATACTCAAGGTCTTTCCCATTCTGTAAGTCGTTATTCCCGATTCCGATCTGGTTATTTATAAACATTTTGATTTTTTCCAAGCATTATAATAATCTGTCATGTCCTCAACTACTCCGTATTTCTTGACCCATTTATCGTAGAGCACCATCGTGTTCTGAGTGGGTACAAATAACTCGTCCCCAACTTCGATTATTTCTTTACCTTTCATGAACCTAGTTCTACCAAGGTTACTCTCGACTCCAAGCTTGTAAACATCTTCCAAGCTAAAGTCGAACTGGTGGCTCGTTACATCTATGATCTCGTCTCCCTTTTGGATAAACCAATGAGTAGTTGGGTAGGACGACATGGTTATATGCTTCGAGTTAATTATCTTTAACTGGTAACCTCTTTTTTTAGCTCCGAGCATGTAATAAAGGAAGTTACAGCACTGGAAACATCTTCCAAAGGGAAATGAAGTATCCAGGTCTCCAGAGTTGTGAACTGAGTGATCTACTCCTCCTCCAAGTGTTCCAAACTTTCCAAAAACTTTCTGATTCTCTTCTAGGAATTCGTATACGGTTTCAATGTTTATCATTTATAAATTTTTAATCCAATTATAGTAACTTTCTTCTCCCCACTTTGTTTTTAATATGCTGTTATTAAGCATCTCTACTCCGCCATTTTTCTTTATGTGATCCGGTGATTGGTACTCCTTGAAGTACCTCCAAACATCACAAGCTCTAGAATCCTCGACCGAATATGGAGTTGATCCATATCTATCAGCTAGGAATCTCAGTACATCGTTTTCGAAATCAAAATCAGATACCTTGCCTTTTTTGCTAAATATTTTTCTGATACATTTTTTAGCGTTGCTTCCGCAGTAAGTTCTAGATTGTGGATCTACGTACTCAGGGTAATACTCTGCTATATCCATAGCAAAAGCTGTTAAAACGAAGTTCTGGCGCTTGTAACCTCTTGACATCAGCCATTCGTTGCCTACGTCAACGATCTCGAATATTTCTAATTGCTTGTTACTAACAACGAAATCATGTAAAAAGAAAACAAGGTCCCAGGAGTTTTCTAATATAAACCTCTTCATGTGGCCACCTTTCTGGTTAGGGTAAGAAAACTGAGGTAGTAAATAACCTTTGCTATCAGTGAAAGGCCCTGACCAATTCTCTAGTGCCATCAACCACTCAGTAGGACCGGTCTCTATTTGACAAGTTCTTAGCACTTTAGCTACCCAGAAGTTTCCAAATCCGTGAGTGCCAATCGGCTCTGAACCGTTATTCTCCCTTGGGACATAATTAATGCCTGATCCGCAAAGCCTGAACAAGTAAAACAGCATCATGTTATCCACCATATCTCTTTTGTAATGCTCAAAAAATCTTCCATTTTGCTTAGGGTCTTGATCTGGTCTCATTATAGCTTCAGTGAGAGAGCTAAATGCTGCGTACTTTCTATCTAACATGTCGTAGATTGGAACGTTAAAAACCAGGTCGTCATCTACGGAAAACTCTAGATCTACTTCGCACAAACAGTTGCTGTCCATGTCCAAGTAATAAGATTGCATTGCTTTGCTCTTTACATGGTAATCATCTAGAGCTTCTAGCATGTCGTTATCTACATTGAATCTCATTTGAATTTGTAGAACTTAGGTCTTAAGTGGACTGATTGACGCGATTCCATGCAATTGAAACTAAGGGCGTCGTTTTCATCTAGCTCTAACTCTTCCCAAGTTAAAACTTCATAATCATTGATCCTAGCTATAGTATTTAAACATCGATTAAACAACTGTCTAATATCCTCCCTTTCCTCTCTGGATCCGGTAAATGGCGAGCCTTTGTAGTAACCAGTCTTTGGAAGCTTCCTTGATTCATCCTCTATTGGGAGCAAATGAACTAGGGTAACTTTGCAATTAAGCGATTCTAAGACTCCTTTGTATTGACTCATTAAGCTCTTAGTGCTAGCCACTGGATCCTCTTGTCTCATCAAGTGATGACGAACATCTATGTTTCCAAAATAGATAACCATTTCGTCGTAAAACTTTGAAGCCTCTTCGAGCATCTTAACTCCCTCTTTGGGATTAAGTATTCCATAAAGAGTTTTCCCATCAACTTTTACGATGCAATTTCCAGGTCTGTGGATAGATAAAACATGGGAATCTCCAAGCTCTAAAATTCTGCTTTTTATCGGGAACTGAATATCCTTAATTTCTTTTTTGAAATCAAAATCCATACCTCTTTTGTCACAAAGGTCTTGGTAATCAGGGACAAACATTCCGTTATTTTTGTAACAATAGACCTTTCCGGGGAAAGAGTTTAAATCGCTTAGTTTATCTTTTAAAACCTGATTCATTCCCCCGAATAGATTCCAAACTCCGTTCTTAAAATGTGGACCCTCATTGACTATTAAAGCATCATAGTTGGTCCATTTACAAGAATCATTGCAGACTTCTATCTCGATACTGAAATCATCTGGAAACAATGCATCAAAAGTCTGCTTCCATTGATCCAGCATGACCCACGTGAATCCACCTGAGTGATGGTTCTCAGATTCTGAGACATTTCCTAAAACCGATACCATTGCTATTTTCATTGTTTAACTCCGTAATAAATAAAATTAGAAGTGCCATCGATAAACTTTTCCTTGTAAATCGATAAGTTCCCATACCTTCCCTGTAATTTCAAACCTGTTTGGAAAAACATTTTGCTCCTTGGGTGACCCTCGTAAACATCTAGAGTTCTGGTTTTTCCGTCTTCGCATTTAAAATGACACCTAACGTACTCACCTCCCCCGTGCCTACTTTGCTTTGCCGGATCTTTTTTGATTAATATTCCTTTCATTTTAAATAGTGTGAATTGTTTTATCTACTTTAGAGTAACCATCATTGATCATTTCAATAAACGCAAACCTAATACAAACAGTGTTACAACTTGATACACAACCAAGATCAGTCTTGTCATCTTTATCTGAACCCATTTTACTAAAAGAGGTGTAAGCTATTTCGTTATTAGATTTACCAGTAACCACTATTAGCAAGCCGTTACCCACGAATACGTCTAACTTTTTTATCATTTCTTTTTTATATTAAAAACCCATAGAATGAACGCTCCAAAACATTCTCTTGTAATTCTTTTGAGAAACTTGATCCATGGCTCTGGAAAATAAATCTTTTTTAATGAATCTACGTAGAACCATTCTTTGTAGCCATTATTACTTAACGTGATCAACCTTCGTTTTCCCATAACTTTTAAAGTTTTTTGGGTGTTAACATTCATGACATCACCATTCTCAAATATTCGATAATTTGGGAAACCGGCAGACGCTAAACTTTCGAACTTCATTTTAGTTTTTGATTAAGAAATATAACTAACTAATTTTTGCATCCCATTCTGAAACAGCTAAATCTAAGTCACCTCGTTGGGATCCGCAGATGACATAATTCCCAGTAACACCTTTTGTTCTATCGCAAAATATCTTCAATCCATAATCCTTGTTTATAGACCAAATCAACGTCGACATAGCAGTTTTTTTCATGCCCATTCTCTTGGCATTAGTAAAACCATTAACAGATATATCTCTCATAGTTGCTAATCTTTTCCAACCCCTACCTCTGTATTCCGAGGGGATAAATAACTTTCTTTCCATTGCTTCGTGAACCTCCGTGCCAAACTGCAAAGCTGACTTCTTTTTATTCACTATGTTACCTTTTTCATCTACCTCGTTCTGCTCTTCGATGTGATTATTAAGAGCTCCCAAGTAAGCGACGGAGTCTAAAAGGTTATCAGTTTTATGATTATAGCTCTGCCGAGATAGTTTTAAAGCGACTAAAGCGATATACATATCCGACGCAGTGATATCTTTTCCTGTTCCGCCTGACATGATCTGAGCTGCTCGGGCCATTCCCTCTGAGAATGGTCCATACTGTCGATCTTTTTCTTCTGATCTTTCGTTAACGATTTTATCTGCTTCTTTTAAGATGTTCATTTTCATAAAATTATTAAATACGGTGATCTAAGTGCTTCTTGTATATTTCATGTAGTTCAACTGCATTTTCGTGACCAAATTCTATTTCTAG